TAGATATGGTCCAAACTGGTGAGTATGATAAGAATACTACCATTGGGTATGATAAAATAGAAGAAACTCGTAAAGTAGGTGATGTTTGGGAAGATGAACACCACAAATATGAGAAAAAGGATGGCTATGTTGTAAAAACTGGTAAAAACTCTGAATCTTTTCAAGAAATTAGAAATTACCTTCAAGAAAAATCAAGTTGTAAAAATTCTGAATGTAAAACCATTAAGAAAACCGATAATGATTTAAAATTTATCCAACGAGGTGGATTTTGTATGGAATGTACTGTTGATAAGGAACATAATATAAGAACTGCTGGGTTATGGGCAGAATATCAGAATTATAAGATTTGGACAAAGATGATTGTATATGGAAAAACCAAATTAGATTCATATAAACAATCAATCGATGAATTAAAAGAAGAATATGAATTAATAGGTTCAGATGGTAAAGTAACCGAAACATGGAAATTACCAAAATCAATTGATGAGGTAAAAGCAGAGATACAGGAACTTATTGATTATGGTCAAAATGAAATTAAAGAATTAGAAGTCAAAAGGCAAGAAGCCTTTGAGATATTAAAGGAAAAAAATTATGAGCATTATATTTAGTTTATTAATTAAACGATGGAGGGAGATAATAATTCTTCTTCTACTCGGAATTATTTTATTTTTAAGAGGATGTGGAACAGATGCCAGTGATAAAACACTTATTGATGTAGATGGAGAACAATATGAGTTATTAGAACAAAAAACTGATACCATATATGTAGAAAAGGAAGTTAAGGTAACAAAGTATGTACCAAAGTACATTACAAAAGAAGTAATTAAGGAAGTAGAGATACCAGTAGATGTAGATTCACTTGCTATTATAAAAGATTACTTTGCAAAAATAACAGTTAAGGATACATTAAGTTTAAAATATGATTTTCCACCAGTAGTTACCGATTCATTGGGTAACAAACCAAGTGGAGATTTAGGATTTGGTATTTTAACTGATATCATTTCACAAAACAGAATTGAATCAAGAGAAATAGATTGGTTCTTTAAAATTCCAACAGTTTATAATACTACAATAGTAAAAGAATTACCAAAGAATGAATTTTACATTGGATTTGGCACAGGTATAGACCAAACTAATGGATTAAATAATCTTAGTGGTAATGTTTTATTTAAAACAAAGAAATTAAACATATATGGTTTAAATCTTGGATTATCAAATCAACTTGGTGAATATAAGCCATTTGTTGGTGGTTCAATGTATTGGAAATTAGGAAAAAAATAAATGGCTAAACAATCTTTAAAAGATATTATAAAACTTGAGTATCAGAAATGTGCTGGAGACCCAATCTACTTTATGAAAAAATATTGTATGATTCAACATCCAGTTCGTGGTAAGATACCTTTTCATTTATATCAATTTCAAGAAAGAACATTAGACCAATTTGCAGAACATAGATACAACATCATTCTTAAATCTCGACAAACAGGTATCTCTACCTTAACTGCTGGATTTTCACTTTGGAAAATGTTATTCAATCAAGATTTTAACGTATTAGTAATTGCAACCAAACAAGAAGTTGCTAAGAACCTTGTAACAAAGGTTCGTGTAATGAATCAGTACTTACCATCGTGGTTAAAACAAAACACAGTAGAAGATAACAAACTATCCTTAAGATACTCGAATGGTTCTCAGATAAAAGCTACTTCTGCAGCAGGAGATGCTGGTCGTTCTGAAGCATTATCCCTTTTAGTATTTGATGAAGCTGCATTTATTGATAAGATTGAAGATATATGGGTATCTGCACAATCAACACTATCGACTGGTGGTAATGCAATTATACTTTCTACTCCAAATGGTGTAGGAAACTTTTTTCACAAAACTTGGGTAGGAGCAGAAGAAGAAACAAATACATTTAATACAATACGATTGCATTGGAGTGTGCATCCTGAAAGAAATCAAGATTGGAGAGATGAGCAAGAAGTTTTATTAGGACCAAAAGGAGCAGCACAAGAATGTGATTGTGATTTCGTTAGTTCTGGTGATACAGTAATAGACCCACAACTTCTTATGTTTTACAAAGAATCATTTGTACAAGAACCAATGGAAAAGACTGGGTTCGATGGAAATCTTTGGAAGTGGGAATATCCAAACTATACCAAATCTTATATGGTTGTAGCGGATGTTGCTCGTGGAGATTCTGCCGATTTCTCAGCATGTCATGTAATTGATATAGAAGAATCATCTCAAGTAGCAGAATATAAAGGTAAATTAGATACAAAAGATTTTGGAAACTTTTTAGTTTCTTTATCAACTGAATATAATAATGCATTACTTGTAATTGAGAATGCAAATATTGGTTGGGCAGTAATTCAACAAGTAATAGATAGGGCATATGGAAATCTTTTCTATATGAGTAAAGATTTAAAGTATGTAGATGTGGAAAACCAATTACATAACAAATATAATAGAGAAGAAAAAAATATGACACCTGGATTCTCTACTACTTCTAAAACAAGACCACTTATTATTTCTAAATTAGAACAATATATTAGAGAAAAGGATATTACTATTCGTTCATCAAGAACAATAGATGAATTGTTTACATTTATATGGAATGGTAACCGAGCAGAAGCAATGAGAGGTTATAATGATGATTTAACAATGTCATTAGCAATTTCATTATGGGTTAGAGATACTGCTTTGAGATTAAGACAAGAAGGTATTGATTTAACTAAACAAGCATTGGGTGGAATTGGTGCACATTCATTAGATATAGCAGGAATGGGATTCGGAGGTAACTCTGCATTGGAAGATGACCCTTGGAAAATGAGAGTTGGTGATACAAATGAAGATTTAACTTGGTTAATTAAATAATCACATATTTATAATATAAGGAGAAATAACTATGATATCATTAAAGAAATTACTTAACGAAGAAATACATTCAGAAGAGTACACCGTAGAAAATTATCACGATATAAAAGAATTTTGTGAATTCATGAAAGAATATAAATGTGATATGAATGAAGCGGAATATCAAGGTAGAACAGTTAAGCTTGGAAAACCGATGCAAGGTGATACAAAAAAATTCAAAGTATATGTCAAAAACCCCAAAGGTAATGTAGTAAAAGTAAACTTTGGCCATGGTGGAAGTTCAGCAAAGAAATCAGGAGAAAAGACAATGTCTATTCGAAAGAATAATCCTGATGCAAGAAAAGCATTTAGAGCTAGACACAATTGTGATTCACCAGGACCAAGACACAAAGCAAGATACTGGTCTTGTAGAAAATGGTAAAATAAAAATAAATAAAGGTTATAATTTAAATTAGGAACAACATGGCAGATACTTCATTTTTTGGTAGATTAACGAAACTCTTCAGAGCACAGGCAATAGTTACTGTCGATAAAGAAGGTAGAAGAAAAGTAGTTGATACAGATGAAAGACAACAAACAAATTTATCTTCTTTAAGAGATAGATATACTAAGATTCAAAAATCTTTTTATGAACAAGCAGGTGGTGCACAATCAATGGCATACCAACAAGTTCGTAGAGAAGTATTTAGAGATTACGATGCAATGGATAATGACCCAATAATGGCATCAGCTCTTGATATATATGCAGATGAATCAACACTAAAGAATGAATTTGGTGATACGTTAGGAATTGTATCAGATAATGAAAAGGTACAAGAAATATTAAGAAATTTATTTTACGATGTTCTTAATATTGAATTCAACTTATGGCCATGGGTAAGAAATATGTGTAAGTATGGAGATTTCTTTTTAGGTTTAGAAATCGCTGAAGGTAAAGGTATTGTTAACATAACACCTCATTCAGTTTACAACACAGAAAGATTAGAAAGAACCGACCCATCAAATCCAAATTCAGTAAAGTTCAAAATTACTGAGGACCCAAATGGTAAAGAACAATATGAAAACTTTGAAGTTGCACACTTTAGATTATTAGCAGATACAAACTGGTTACCATATGGAAAATCAATGATTGAAAATGGTAGAAGATTATGGAAACAATTATCTCTTATGGAAGATGCAATGTTAATTCATAGAATTATGAGAGCACCTGAAAAGAGAGTTTTCAAAGTAGATATAGGAAATATTCCTCCAACAGAGGTAGATAATTATATGCAAAGAATTATCAACAAAATGAAGAAAGTTCCTTTTGTTGATAGAAATACTGGTGATTACAACTTAAAGTACAATATGCAAAACCTAACAGAAGATTTCTATCTTCCAGTTCGTGGTGGTGATAGTGGTACATCTATTGATAATCTTTCAGGTTTAGAATATTCAAGTATAGAGGATATTGATTACTTAAAAAATAAATTATTCGCAGCACTTAAAATTCCAAAAGCTTATTTAGGATATGAAGAAAATGTTGCAGGTAAAGCTACTTTAGCAGCAGAAGATGTTAGATTTGCAAGAACAATAGAAAGAATACAAAGAACAGTAGTTTCTGAATTAACTAAAATTGCAATAGTACACTTATACTCACAAGGAATTACTGATTCTGAAATGACTAACTTTGAATTACAGTTAGTAAATCCATCTTTTATTTACGAACAAGAAAAAATAAATCTTTGGAGTGAGAAAGTTAGATTAGCACAAGATGTAGCTGGATTAAATATGTTATCCAAAGATTGGATATATGATAATATCTTTAAATTATCAGATGGTGAATCTGATGAACAAAGAGTTAAGATGTTAGCTGACCTTAAAGATAGATTCAGATATCGTTCAATTGAAGATGAGGGCAATGACCCTGCAATGGAAGAGGAAGAACCAGATGATATTGAAGAATCACTTCAAAAACTTAAACAAGAAATAAAAGATAAAGGTGGTAGACCGAAAGAAGGTGGAACATATGGAAAAGATAAACACCCATATGGAAGAGACCCTTTAGGAGATAAAGAAAGAAAAGGTGCCAGAAAAAATACAACTTCTGAAGAAAAAGCCACACAATATATTAGTGGAATTGCATCAAAAAGAAAATATTTAAATGAAATTAAGGATATGTTAGACGAGGATAATATACTCAAGGATACATAAAATTAATTAAACTTATATAATTTTATATTTATATAAGGGAAATTTACTATATCATAATAGGAAAAAACAAAGATGAAAAAAATAAAACATTCAAAATTTAAGAATACTGGTTTTCTTTTTGAACTTTTAACTAGACAGATTACTCTTGAAATACTCAATGGTAGTGAGGAAAAAGCTAAAAAAATAATCAAGGAATTCTATGGTAACGGAACTGAAATGTCTAAGGAACTTAGATTATTCAATCTTTTAATAAATGAAAAGTACAATACAGAATCAAAAGCTGAAAAGTTTATTGATGTTGTATTGGAAGCACATACAAAAATTAATTACAAAACACTTCAGAGAGAAAAATATAATCTCGTAAAAGCTATAAAAGAAAATTTTGAAATTAATAATTTCTTATCGTCCCCAGTCACAAACTATAAAATTTTAGCTTCAATACACAAATTATTTGAAGGTAAAAAAAATGATATTCTTGATATACAAGATATATTCGATTCTAAACTTACAATTGTAGAACATGTTTCATCTAGTTCCCCAACTACATTAAAACAAAAAGAAGATAAGTTAGTAGAAGAATATAGAAAACAAGAAAAGGATTTAAGGTTATTGACTTATAAGATTCTTGTTGAAACTTTTAATAAAAAATATACTACTTTAGATGGTTCTCAAAAAGGATTATTAAGAGAGTATATTAATAACGTATCAAATACATCAAAATTCAACGAGTATTTTGAATCTGAATTAATCAAAACTATTACTGAATTACATTCAATGTATAAAGGTATGAAGGACAAGATTACAAAAATAAAGTTGAGAGAAACAATAAATGTTTTGAAAAAACAAAAAATCGGTAAGAAAATTAACGATACACAAGTTTCAGCTTTAATGATGTCGTATGAATTGATTAAGGAGATAAAAAATGTCAACACAAAAAAATCTTAATAAATTTTTAGAAGAACTTATCCAAGAAATTGAAAAAGAATTGGATGAGGCAACTGCAACAGGCAATGTAGCTGGGTATAATACTCCTGCAGCATTTTCTGATGGCGGTACTAAAGATAAAAAACGTAAGAAAAAGATTGCAACTACACTTGGTTATAGTGTGGTTGGTAATGATGTTGGTAATATAGACGAAGTTGGTAAGGGTAGTAATTGGGCAGAAAAATATGTAAATGATACTAATTTATATAAAAAATTAAATTGGTATATGAAGATGGGCAAAGGTGCTGAGAAAAAAATCAAAGGTAAAGAATTTGTAATAATGTCCGATGGCAGTGCTCTTATATGGAATACCAAAACATCTGATTGGGAATTATATAAACCAAAAAGAATAGATAAAAAAACAGGTAAACCAACTTATGAATCAGTAAACGAAGCCAAAGTAAAAAAACCAATAAATCGTTGGTTAGCAATAAAAAACGATGAATCAAAGCATCCTCATAAGAAGATGGCAATGGGTTTAAAAGAACTTAAATATCAACTTAGAGAAACTGAAAAGTTTTTTAATTGGTATAATAAGATTAAAACAATGAATGAGTTAGATTCTGATAACTATTGGAAAAGAACAAATAAACATATTTATAAGATAAAGGAGCGATTAATAAGTATTGCTCGAACAATACAGGAGATAGAAAAATGAAAATAACAAGAGAAGCATTAAAAACCATAGTTAAAGAAACTATGATAGAAGAATCTGAATATCAGGAGTTTTTCAAAAGAGCCTT